CGGGCGAACCTGCGGGTTGTGCTCGGCGCCTACCAATAACGCCAGCACCAGGGGAGCGATGATTCCCCGGCGCATGGCTTCAAGGCAGAGGCCGCGAGTGGTGCGCTGATTGCCCAGCTTGAAACGGGCGTCGTCGAGCTGCTGCTTGACGGTGTAGTGGCTGCAGTCCATCAGCCTGGCGATTTCCTTTGCCGTCTTGTCTGTTGCTGCCCAGAGAACGGCCAGCAACTGGCGCGGTGCCAGGCCTTCGCCGAGGCGTCCTTGCCAACCATCAATTTGGATCGTGTCCATCGTGGTTCTCCTTGCTTTGGGTCTTGCTGCTTTCCCAATGCCCGCTGTCTCCAACGGGCATCAGTGAAAGTCACTCCCCTTACACGCCCTGGGGATCTAGGCGCTTTGCATTGCGTGCTGGGTCATTCGCACGGTTCTGGCTATGCCATCGTCAGCCGTCGAGGTTCTTCCTCGCGTGGGCAGCCTTTCGGGGCTGTCTGATCGCCGGTCGCCAGCAGAGGCAATGCGGTCTGTTTGGTTGTTGCGCTTCAGTTTTAAAGAGCGTTTCGGGTTGCCCCGAGGCCTCTCGGCCTGTCGTCGCTGTGTTTCGCTTCGATGGGTGAACGATACGATAGCGTATGGGGTACGTCAATACGTTTTTGCATGAATTTTCTCTCGGGCATAAAAAAGCCCGCTCAGTGGCGGGCTCTTCGTATTACGTTTGCGCTGTCAGAACATGGATTTCGGCAGCTTCGCATCAATGACGCGGCCGATCAGGACGATGCTGTCACTCATCCGAATCGTCTCGAAGCTGGGGTTCAATGGCTCCAGGTACTCGACTCCTGCGTCCCTCACGTACCGCTTAAAAGTCGTCTCGCCAGTGTCTAGCATCTTGGCAATATAGAACTTACCGCTGACAACATCGAAGCCTTCAGGCTGAACCAAGATCCTCATATTCGGCATGAAGCTAGGGCCTTCACGAGGCGAAACCATCGAAAGTCCTTTGACCTCAAGCCAGTAACCATATCGCCCGGCGTTCTCGTTCGATTCAATGAACTCCTCGGCCTGTCCAGGCTGGAAGTTATCGCACGACTCTGCAAGCGCTCCCGCTGCTACCCAACTAATCAAGGGATACTGCCTCTCTTCCCGGTGTGGCTGGTCGGTTGCGCCGACGTTGGCACTACCGCTTCCAAATAATAGCCACTCCGGTGATACGCCCAGCGGGCGCGCCAGCTTACTGACGGTGGATTTCCGTGGGCTATCGCTTTCCCCGGATAGTATCCGATTAATGGTCGGCTGCGGGACCGTTGATCGCCTCGAAAGTTCACCTTCCGACCATCCCTTGACCTTCATCAACTCGCCCAGTCTGGCCGCAATAGTCATGTCTTCCTCGATACCTTTTTGTATATCGAGATTGTATTGCTTGCTGCCATGCGAAAGCGTATCATCGCTCATACATAACCTGATTGGTGCTATGAGAATGACCATCCAAGAAATGCTGCGCGACCTGGAGGCCTTCGGTTTCTCGCAGCGCGAAATCGCAGAGAAGTGCGGGACCAGCCAGCCGAACATCAGCCGAGCAATCAACGGTACCGCTGTTCGCTACGAACTCGGGAAGTGCATCGAGGAGATGCACAAGAAGGCTCGCCGCTCCGCTATGCGGAAGGCTGCAGCTTAATCCTTGGTTCTTGTGCGTTTGCATTGAGACATCCCTGTCAGTGGTTTCCATGGTTCCCATCTTAGGACCAACGGATCGGACAGGTAAGCGAAGCGGAGAGGGTGAGGATTTATCCAGTACCCGGAACTGCAGGCAATAAAAAACCCGGGATGACGGCCCGGGTTCTTCAACAACACAACACACAGGACGAATCATGACAAACGTTATTCAGATTGGCAACACCCAACGGGGGTTCACCCGGATGGACAACAGCATCATGGAGGCTCTGGCTGCAGTTGATCTGCCGGCTCGTGAGTTCCGCGTCGTGATGGCTATCGCCCGCCAGACCATCGGCTACAACGTCGAGAGCAAGCGTCTCTCTGCTGACGAGATCGGCAAGCTGACCAACATGCGCCGCGATGTCGTATCGAAGGCGATCAGTCACCTGCTCGAGCGCCGGATCATCTTCCGTGTTGGTGGTAGCCGCGGTGAGCTGGGTGTTTCTCCGGTCTCCGAGTGGTCCTTCTACGAAGACAAGAAAGCCCGTCTCAGTGAGACCAAATCGTCTCACTCAGCACAAATCGTCTCACTCGTCACCGATGCGAGTGAGACCAAAACGGCAACTTCCCTTCTTTATACAAAGAAAGAACCCCTAGTAACTGTTCCTTCGGAACAGATTACTGCCCCCCAAGGGGGCGAGCCCGCCCAGGTCGAGAAAGATTCTGGGGTTTCGTTCAACGGCGAGGACTTCCAGGTCAGCTCTGACCTGATCACCAAGTGGGCGAAAGCCTACGCACCGGTTGACGTCGAGACAGAGATCGTTCGTGCCGCTGCATGGGCTTCCGGTGCCAAGCCGAAGAAGGACTGGCGCCGCTTCCTGGTGAACTGGCTGGCCCGAGCGCACCGCAAGGCAGCCGGCACCGTGAACGAGGCTGGCGTACCGGTCGACAAGATCATCGACCTGTACCAGCGCGTTTGCCCGAACCTACCCAAGGTCGCCGTCGCATCCGACAAGACTCTGCGCGGCCTGATCGTTGAGCGTTGGACCGAAGCGGAAACCCATCAGAACAGCCAGTTCTGGAAAACCATCTTCGACAAGGCTAACCGCCTGAGCCAGGTCTACTACCGCGGCGCCAACGTCGCCCCGCGCCTGGAGATCATCTGCTCGCGTGCCGTCTTCCGCCAGCTGGAGGAGCAAGCATGATCGAGCTCCATAGCCTGGAAGCTGAACACGGCGTCATTGGCGCCATGCTGATTCAGCCGCACCTGATCGATGTCATATCGGAAGGCCTGTCTGCAGACGCCTTTGCCTATCCCGAGAACGCTGATCTGTATCGCCTGATTCTCGCGCTGCACGACGAAGGCAAGCCTGTCGACATCATCACGCTGGCCGACCGCCGCGGAACACTCTCGAACGACCAGATGACTCTGGTCTATGCCGCCGAGATCCAGAAGAACACCCCGAGCGCAGCCAACGCCAGGACCTACGCCGCAATTGTTCGCGACCGTGCCATTGCGCGCCAGATCGCAGACGCCGGCGCCCGCATCACCGAAGTGGCGCATGAGCAGGCCAGTGTCGAGGACAAGATCGCACAAGCCCAGGCGCTAGCGCTCGGCCTTGATTTGTCTGGCACGGATGGGGAGTGCCAACTGGTCGGCGACATCCTGGCTAACCACATCGAGATCCTGCAGGCGCGCCATGATCGAAGCATCGCCGGCGTGACGATCGACGGCCTGTCGACTGGCATCCCTGATCTGGATGGAAGCGTCCAGGGCATGAAGTCAGGCCAGATGATCGTCGTTGCGGGTCGCCCGGCCATGGGCAAGACGACCTTTGCCATGAACATCGCTGCCGAGGTCGCGGTAGAGCAGCGCAAGCCGGTCCTCGTCATCTCTCTGGAGATGAGCAAAGAGCAGCTCATGGATCGTCTGCTTGCCGCAGTCGGTGGTATCCCGCTGCCCGGCCTCAAGGATGGTACCTGCACGCATGAGTACTCGATGGAGCTCGCCGCTGCTGCGCTGAAGCTGCGTGACGCACCGATCACCGTGTCCGATGTGCCCGTGATGACCATGCCGCGCATTCGCGCAATCGCCCGCCGGCAGAAACACCGCATGGGCGGAATGGCCTTGATCGTCATCGACTACCTGGGCTTGGTTGAAGGTGAGGGCGGAAACCGCGTCGAGGACGTAACGGCCATGTCGCGCCAGATCAAGCTACTGGCTCGCGAGATTGGCTGCCCTGTGATGGTTCTTTCGCAGTTGAACCGCGGCTGTGAGTCGCGCCCCGACAAGCGCCCGGTGCTGTCCGACCTGCGCGAATCCGGCGCCATCGAGCAGGACGCCGACATTGTGATGTTCGTGTACCGGGACGAGGTTTATCACCCGAACACGCCTGACGCCGGAATCGGCGAGATCCTGATCCGCAAGAACCGTGACGGGAAGATCGGTACCGTCCGCACGGCCTTCCAGGGCGATAAGTCGCGATTCGTTCCGCTGGCGAATTACTGCCGGCCGGAAGCCGAAAGCAAGGAGGACTGGTGATGCGCAGCAAGCAAACCATCTTCCGCCACGGCGGCTACGAAATGCGCTCCCATTCCGAAACTCGTTGGGCGTCGATTATGGATGCCCTGTCGATCGGCTGGGTATACGAGCCCGAGGTTTTCACCACTCGCCACGGCTGGTACGTGCCTGACTTCTTCATCCCGGCCGCTGGCGTGTACCTCGAAGTCAAGGGCGCCTCGCCATCCGAGGTCGAGAAAGAAAAGGCGCGCGACGTCGAACTCAAGACCGGATGTCCGGTGCTGTTCGGCTTCGGCGACATGGAGATCCTCAGCGGCGAGCTATATCACGGCGTCGTCAGCTATGAGCCTGATGGCCATCGCGTCGCCTATTCCACTGCGGAGCTCGGCGACATCGTTCGGCAGCACCTCGACGCCAATACCTATTCCGCCTACCTGCGCGCTGGCCACCGCCGCGAGCGCCCCGCATGCACGCTGCTCGGCGAGGTGCTTGTCGAGGTCATCCAGGGTATGCAGACCCGCGAAGAGCTCGAGCGTTACAAGCGCGAAATCCATGCGCCGCTCAATGCCGCGCAGGTTGAGCAGCACAGAACCAAGAGCCCGGCAGAACACGCCCTAGGCATATTTGCTCAGCGCGCCGCCGTCTGGCGTGCTCAGGAGAAAGCAGCATGACCGCCCTCCAGCAGCACGCCATCCAGCTCCTGCAGCGCCAGGGCTACCAGATACGACACACAACCGGGTCAGGCATAGGCCTATCCCGCGGCAATGACCATCGCGTCGTCTGTGCTGACGGAAGCACCCAGCGCGGCGTAGGGGCGAAAAAATGAGCGACTTCATGGAAATAACCGAAGCCTTCGAGCAGGCCCGCACAGCTCCCGACGTAACAGACCGCGCCTCTGGTCTAGAGGAGGCAGACCGCATCGGTGGCGTGGCGCTGGTACAGGCCAGGCTGCAGGGGCAGGGCGCTGAGTTCTGCATCGACTGCGACGAGGAGATTCCGGCCAAGCGTCGCGCTGCTGCTCCCTGGGCACAGCGCTGCATCTCCTGCCAGGACGACCACGATCAGATGGAGGCGCGCCGCCATGGATGAGCAGATCGAGCGCCCGCTGACCTTCATCCGCGACCGAGCACAGGACCACGCCGAGGCCAAGGCTAACCGCGTGTACCTGGAGCAGTTCCGCAAGAGCAAGAAAGCCATCCTCATGCAAGAGGCCGAGCGGGAAGGAATCAAGACCATCGCTGAGCGTGAGGCATTCGCCTACGCGCACCCGGATTACCTGGGGTTGCTGGACGGCCTCAAGGTGGCCGTAGAGCGCGAGGAGTACCTGAAGACACAGATCGGTGTGGCTCAGCTGCGAATCGAGCTGTATCGCACGGAACAGGCCAACCAGCGGGCAGAGCGGAAGGGGTACGGCGCATGACCAAGGCCGAGAGCGCCCACCTGTCCCGCGTAGCCGCCCTGGGCTGCATTGTCTGCCGGAACCTAGGCTACGGCGAGTCTCCGGCCGCCTGCCATCACATCCGTGCCGGTCAGGGCATGAGCCAGCGGGCGAGCAACTACGAGGTCATTCCACTCTGCGGCCCGCACCATCAAACGGGCGGACACGGCGTTGCCATCCATGCCGGGCAAAAGACCTGGGAGGCGAAGTACGGCACCGAGCGCGAGCTGCTTGCTCAGGTTCGGCGCCTGCTTGGTATCGAGGTGGCCGCATGAAGACCTGCCCCGTAGACGCCACCCACAAGACCACGGCATTCAGCAGCCGGCAGACCCTGTACTGCCACGACTGCCGCAAGGAACACCCATGGCCTTTGAAGGCAGGCCAGCTCCCCCTGATCGCAAACAACAGAGCAACGAGGAAGCCGCAATGAGTGACGCCAACAAACTCGCACAAACCCTGGCCGAGCGCGGCAACCGTTACGGCGACTTCACCGACCACGCCCGCATCTGCCAGAACCTGAAGCGCACCATGTGTGCCGAGGCCGGCTGGGACCGCCTGACCGATGTGCAGAAGCAGTCGCTCGAGGTCATCGCAGACAAGGTGGGGCGAATCCTATCCGGCGACCCGAACTACGCCGACAACTGGCACGACATCCAAGGCTACGCGAAGTTGGCCGAGGACCGCTTGCCGTCTGACTTCGGCCAGCAGAACACCATCGACTATCGCACTCCCGAAGAGAAGGCGGAGCAGGCATGAAGATCTCGCGCATCGATGTGATTGGACAGAACGGAAACGATGGGGCGGCCTATGACGGGTTCGGTGCGGAATGGCTCGCTAAATCTGGCCTGCTTGACGATGACGGAGCGACAGCTGATCGAAGCGGACAAGAAAGCGTGCTGGATCCGGTGGAAGTGTCACGGCCTGCCGGAAGCGGAGAAGCAGAAGCTCGGGCCTCAGCTGCTGGCAGCTGTTCCGGAGAGTGCGCGACCTGCCGTTGTGGCGGCTCTGAAGGCGAGGGGGAGTAGATGAGCAGGAGCAAGAAAGGGGCAAAAGCGCCTGGCTGGGAGTACTGGTCTCGTCGACCGATGTCGGGGCACGCACCAAGCCCAGAGAACAAGAGGATTTGTCACGGCATAGAGCGATGCCAAGCGAAAGCGGAAGTGCGCAATGGCATCCGCGAAAGTGAGGGGGAGTAGATGAGCAAGGCCGAGGAGATCCTGGACCTGTTCCTCCACGACGCCGGCATCAAGGCTGTGCGCGAGTACCGCTTTGCTGCTGAGGCTTGTGGAGGGCCTGGTAAGGGTCTGAGGGATCGCCTGGCCAAGGCTGGCCTGCAGGACTGGCGCGCTGACTTCGCGCTGATTGAGCACGGATTGCTGATCGAGGTAGAGGGTGGCGGCTGGTCAGGCGGGCGTCACACCCGCGGTGCCGGTTTCGCTGCCGACCTCAAGAAATACGACGCCGCTGCCCGCCTTGGGTGGCGCGTCTACCGCTGCGACCCCGCCATGATCAAGAGCGGGCGCGCGATCGAGACAATCCTAATTCTGATGCAGCAGGGGAGAGCAGCCTGATGGCCGCACGCAAGCACGACGACGAGACAATCAAGGCCGCGCTGGCGGGCCGTACTGTGGCAGAGGCTGCGCAGATCCTCGGGCTGCACGAGCGCAACGTCTACACCCACAAGGCAAGGCTGGAGGCCTCCGGCGTGCAGTTCGGTAAGTCGCTGCCCGAGGTTGAGGCCAGCGCGCAGACCTACGTAATCACTGCGGCTGTGAATGCCACGAAAGCGCACGGTCCATTCCTGCGCACACTGGAGCGGTACTGTGCAGCCCGTGGTGCTCAGCTGATCGTCATCCCGATGCGGTACCGGAACCCGACCCGGCGCGAAGAGGTGGGCGATGACGAATGGTGGGATGACCGCCTGGTGCCGTACATCACTCACGAGCGGACCAAGATTGCCCCAGGGCTGGTCGTGCTGGCGGATATCAAGATCCAGCCGACAGCCGTCAAGCCGCTGCAGGGCTGGCTGACCGTCTCCGGCCGTGACTCTGCCATCCTGGGGCACACCAAGATCGCGCTCGAGTCTGTGGCCACCCGCATGGGCGACCCGGCCAAGCTGGTACTGACCACTGGCGCCTGCACCGTTGAGCAGTACAGCGACACCAACGCCGGCAAGAAGGGCGAGTTCCACCACACCCTTGGCGCCGTGGTGGTCGAAGTGGACGGCCCGCGCAACCACATCCGCCATATCTGCCCGATGAAGGATGGCAGCTTCATCGACCTCGACACAAAGTACACCGCCAAAGGGCCTGAAAAGGCTCCGCGCGCTGAAGTGCTGACGATGGGCGACATCCATGCAGAGATGGCAGACCCAAGCGTCACGGAGGCCACAAGAGCCCTTGCCGCGCTGATCCAGCCGAAGCACCTGGTTCTGCATGACGTGCTGAACTTCGGATCGGCCAGCCATCACAGCAAGTTCTTCGAGAAGTTCAAGCGCCACGTAGAGGGCACCTCGAGCGTGCTGCATGAGCTGAAGAAGACCGCGCGCCACGTCGACGACCTGGCATCGTTCGCCGATCAGACGATCATGGTCAACTCCAACCATCACGACCACTTCACTCAGTGGCTCGAGAAGGCCGAGAACGCCAACGACCTCGAGAACGCCATCGTCTTCCACGAGACCAAGGCTGTCATGCTCAAGGCCATCGCTGATGGCGACTACTGCGACCCGTTCCGGTACTGGATGGACTGCCTGATGGAGCGGGGCGATCGGCTCAAGTGGCTGCGGCCTGACGAGTCGTTCATGCGCTTCGGGATCGACTTCAGCAACCACGGCCACCGCGGCCCGAACGGCGCACGCGGCAGCACCCAGGCATTCGCCACCGTTGGAGCCAAGGTCACCCACGGCCACGGTCACGGCGCGCGGATCATCGACGGCGCCCACTCGGTCGGTACCAGCTCGCAGATGAACATGGGCTACAACGCCGGCTCGCTGAGCAGCTGGACACACAGTCACGACATCACCTACGCCAACGGCAAGCGGACGCTCATTCACTGCGTCGGCGGTACCTTCTTTCGCCGCGATGCGGCAGCAGCACGGGGAGCAGCAGCATGAAAAGCGCCGAAGAGCTTTTGACCCAATGGGGCATCTGGGTATGGCAGAAGACCGGCGTGCCTCGGTACGTCTCTCCGATGCTGGCCATCATGCGCGACAACGTGCCGTGCACCCATGCGCCAGATGCTGCGATCACCGATGAAGAGGCAGAGACGGTATCGGCTGTAGTCGCCCGCTTGCATCAGCGCTATCCCGAGGCGTCCGAGGCCGTGCACCTGTACTACTGCCACAACCGCACCATGGAGCAGATCGGCAAGCAGCTTGGCAAATCCCGCCACCAGGTGAAGGACATGCTGAGCCGTGTGCACGGCTATGTTGAGTCGGAGTTTGATCGACGAATGGCAGCGTAATTTACATGTCGCGCCTGTTGACGTGTTAACGCCGATCTGGCAATCTGGCACAAATTGCGGTTTTACCGCTTCAGAAGAGCCCGGCCAATGAGTCGGGCTTTTTTGTGCCTCAGTTTCGGGCGCTAAAGGCCGTTTGAATGGCTCGCCACCATGCGCCCAACCCTATTCCGGCCCCATGCCTGCCTCCTTGCTCATAGGCGGATCGCACGCGCATGTGATGCCGGGCCTATCACCGCCCCATGCGGGATAACCGAGATATGAAGATGCCCGACCGTCCTGAAACGTGGGCTGCGGCGCTCGCATGGCTGCAGACCATCGTCCCGAGCCTGTATGCGTTCGGCCTATCTGTCACCGTCGCTGTATTGCGCGTGGTGTATGGAGGCGGCACGAGTCGCCAGATGATCCTTGAGGGTGCGTTGTGCGGCCTGGCCACGCTGACCCTCGTCCCTCTGATCGAATACTTCGGCCTGCCTCAGTCGATGGCTACGTTCGTCGGTGGCGCGTGCGGGTTTATTGGGACCGAGAAGCTTCGTGATCTGGCCGTGCGCTGGGGAGAGAAGAAGGCGAGCGCATGAAACGCCCCCTCGCCATCCTCCTGCTACTCCGCATCGCCGCCTGTGTCGCTGTGATGATCGGGAAAGAGGTGTGGATCTACTCACGCAAGAGGAAACGTCATGGCGTGCGCCGGATGTGAACGCCGCCGTGAGTGGCTGAAGAAATGGGCAAAGGTGGCATATGACCGAGCGCGTGGAATCGTTACTGACCCAGCTACTGGAAGAGCAGCGCAAGACGAACCAGCTGCTAATGATGCTCGTGGAAGCACTGAGCGAAGAGGCTGAGCAGGATGAAGAGCCGAGCACCTACATGGACGGCTCGAGGGTGAGTTGATGGCCAAGCTTAAGATGCACAAGCCCAACACGCTCCGCATGGCCGACACCCGATCAGTCAAGGTCGCAGTGGTAGCAGATAGGCGCATCACCGGCCGCAGGCTGCAGGCTCGACGCTATGCGGTATGGCTGCGCGATCCAACGTGCGCGATGTGCGGACGTGTCGTCGCTTATCCGTCAGGCTTCGAGCTAGACCACAAGGTGCCGCTCTTCATGGGAGGCGAGGACGTGGAAGAGAACTGCCAGGTGCTGTGCGTGCATGTCGAGATGATCGATGGCCAGCGAGTCAAGACTGGATGCCACGTCAGCAAGAGCGCGCTGGAGCAGCAACCGTAGGGGGGGGTGAGCAAAAGCTCAAACCCTTCTCTCGGCGGAAACCCCGACCTCACTCATTCAGAGATTAAATCCAGCTTAACGAGGGCCGTTAACCATGGCGTTAACTGAACAGAAGCGCCGCTACGCCGCTGCGCGGCTGTCCGGTTTAGGAAAGAAAGCCGCCGCCATTGAGGCTGGCTGCCCAGAGAAGACCGCAGCACAAGCAGGCTCGCGCTACGAGAAAGACCCAGACGTGCAGGCCGCCATGGGGCGCGCTGTGATCGCCGCAGAAATTCGCCGAGACCAGCCGGCTGCAGACCCTGATCCGCATATCCCAGCAAAGGCCGGCGATCCGCTGGAGTTCATGCGGCAGATGATGAACGATCTTGAGGCCGACCCTAAACTGCGCCTGGACGCGGCAAAGGCGCTGGCTGCGTTCACGGTTGCGAAGCCTGGTGAGCAGGGCAAGAAAGAACAGAAGGCCGATGCGGCCAAGAAGGCGGGCGCCGGACGTTTCGGGCAGATCGCTCCGCCACGCCTAGCTGTCAACAACACACGGTGATTTAAATGGAATGGTCCACTGCTTGCCCGGACTGGGAACAGCGGATCATTTCTGGGCGCTCGCTGGTGCCGATAGCGCCGCTGTTTCCTGATGAGGCTCAGTCTGGCCTTGATGTGATGCGGCAGCTGCGCATTGTAGACGCTCCGGGCAGCCCAACTATCGGCGAGGCGTGCGCGCCATGGGTATTTGACTTCGCCGGGGCCGTGTTCGGCTCCTACGATCCAGACACTGGTAGGCGCGAGATCAAGGAATTCGCGCTCGTCATTCCGAAGAAGAACTCGAAGTCGACCATCGCAGCCGCGATCATGCTGACGCTGCTGATTCGAAACTGGAGGCAGTCTGCCGAGCTGATCGTGCTGGCACCGACTATCGAGGTCGCCCAAAACGCCTTCGCCCCGGCGCGTGACATGGTGAAGCATGACGAGGAACTGGCCGATCTGCTGCATGTACAGGAGCACATTCGGACAATCACGCATCGCGGCACCGGGGCAACGCTGAAGGTTGTCGCAGCTGACTCCAACACGGTTGGCGGCAAGAAGGCCAGCTTCATTCTGGTTGACGAGATCCACCTGTTCGGCAGCAACAACAACGCCGAGAACATGCTTCGAGAGGCAACTGGCGGTCTTGCGTCACGGCCAGAGGGATGCATCATCTATCTGACCACTCAGTCGGATAAACCGCCTGCTGGCGTGTTCCTGCAGAAACTGCAGTACGCCAGGGGGGTTCGCGACGGCCGGATTGATGACAAGCGTTTCCTGCCGGTGATCTACGAATTCCCGCAGCGCATGATTGATGCAGGCGAGCATCGCAAGCCGGAAAACTTCCACATCGTGAACCCGAACCTGGGTTACTCGGTGGATCGCGAGTATCTAGAGCGCGAACTGGCCAAGTCAGAAGAATCAGGCGAAGAGTCGCTGCGCGGCTTCATGTCGAAGTTTCTCAACGTCGAGATCGGACTGGCGCTGCTCAGCAATCGGTGGCCTGGCGCAGAGTTCTGGGAAGCCCAGACCCGCAATGGCATAACGCTAGAAACCATCTTGGAGCGCAGCGAGGTCGTCACCATCGGAATTGATGGCGGCGGACTGGATGACTTGCTCGGCCTTGCCGTGATTGGGCGGGATGCAGAAACCCGCGAATGGCTCGCATGGTGCCGGGCATGGGCTCATCCGTCTGTACTTGAACGACGCAAGGACATTGCCGCGAACCTGCATGACTACGCCAGATATGGTGATCTTGTTCTGGTCAGGCGCATCGGTGACGACGTGGAAGAGGTCGCCGATATCGTAGAGCAGGTCGAGGCGGCCGGGCTTTTGTATCAGGTTGGACTTGACCCGTCAGGCATCGGAGCAATCCAAGAGGCCATAGCTGTGCGCGAGGTCGATCAGGAAAAACTGGTCGGGGTTAGCCAAGGCTGGCGCCTTGGGGGAGCAATCAAAACCGCTGAGCGCAAGCTGGCCGAAGGTGTGCTTCTAGTTGCCGACCAGCCGATGATGCGCTGGTGCTGTAGCAACGCCAGGGTAGAGCCCAAGGGCAACGCAATCCTTATCACCAAACAGGCCAGTGGCTCGGCAAAGATCGACCCACTGATGGCCTTGTTTAACGCTGTATCCCTGATGGCGACAAATCCCCCAGCGGCAACCAAGAAGTTCCAAATGTTCTTCGTCTGAAGATCACGCAATCAATGAGCCCCGCCAGCGTGCGGGGTTTTCCTTTTCTGGAGTGAAAAGCGAAATGGTATAATGACGAAGCCCGAGGGTGCTGGTAACACCGGTCGGGCTTCTAACCAAACCTGAGGATGCAGGAAGTGGCTGAGACAATTCTATCGGACGTAGAGCGTTCAGGCATATATAAGATCGTTAACGCCATTACTGGAAAGCAGTACATAGGCAGCGCCAAGTGCTTCAGGGTGCGATGGAACGGTCATCGAGCACAGTTGCGGAAAGGGATACATCACAGTAATCCCCTGCAAAGGTCGTGGTTGAAGTATGGAGAAGAAGCCTTCAGTTTCATCATCCTGAGCTATTGCGAGCCCGTTGACCTGATCGAAAACGAACAGGCTGCGTTAGATCTTTACAAGCCTCAATACAACGTCTGCACAACGGCGGGCAGTTCGTTCGGCCGCTTTCATTCAGACGAGGCCAAAGAGAAAATAAGGATGAAAGCGCTGGCCAGGAAGTTGGGGCCTCGCTCAGCTGAGCACTGCAAGCGGATATCAGAAATACACCGAGGCAGAGCAAAACCAGACAGCGTGATGGCCGCTCTGCAGGCCGGCCGCGCTGCGCGTGTATATACCGAAGAGCATCGAAAGCAAATCTCGGACAGTCTGAAAGCGGCCTATGCGAGCGGACTAAGGTCGCGTGAAAAGTCGGAAGATCACAGAAACAAGATATCGCAAGCCTACTCCAAGCTTACCGAAGAGCAGGTGAGGCAGATCAAAGCCCTCAGTGCCTCGGGTGAAACAGGCCGATCGATCGCTGAGCAGTTTGGAACCACACCTTCGACCGTCTCCCAGATCATCAATGGGAAAAGGTACAGATGGGTCGTTTAGGCGAAACCCACGATTCATGAACCCGCTCCGGCGGGTTTTTTTATGCCCGGAGCAATCAATGAATAGAGCGTATTCCGCCCTTCATGTGAAGGATATTTCGGATGACGGCAGCGTTGTCCGGATCAAAGGCATCGCGTCCACCCCGACGGTTGATCGAATGGGGGACATCGTTAATCCGATGGGTGCGAGGTTCAAGACCCCGATGCCTTTGCTGTGGCAACACCAGCACGATAAGCCCGTTGGCCACGTCGTATTCGCGAAACCCAGCAAGAGCGGCATCCCCTTTGAGGCTGAAATACCAATCATCAAAGAGGCTGGCGTTTTAAAGGACCGCGTAGATGAGGCAATCCAGTCTCTTAGGCACCGGCTAGTAGCGTTCACTTCGATTGGATTCTCCGCAGTTCCCGACGCAATGAAGCGGCTCGCGGGCGGAGGATACGAATTCACTGAATGGAACTGGCATGAGCTGAGCCTAGTAACCATTCCTGCGCAGCCCGATGCCGTCATTACATCAGTTAAATCTCTAGGCGACGGCGACATGCCGGAGCAGTTGAGCAGAGAGCAAGTTTCCAAAATCAAGTCGATTGACGCCGATTTGCGGGCCGCGTCAGGCCGAGAGCAAAAGAGCGTTGATGGACTGGAAAACCCTGCCGGCGCTTCGGCAAAACACGGCAAATCAATCGCAACTCCGAAGCCCCAGGAGGGCCGACACATGCAAATTTCTGAGCAAATCAAATCCTTCGAGGCCTCGCGCGCTGCCAAAGCTGCCCGTCTCGAAGAAATCATGGCTAAGGCTGCCGAAGAGGGGCGCACCCTTGATGAGGTCGAGTCCGAGGAGTACGACGGCCTGCAGGCTGAAGTCAAATCGGTAGACGGCCATCTGGTCCGCCTGCGCGATCTGGAAAAATCCCAAGCATCCAAGGCAAAGCCGGTCGAGGCCGAGAAGGTCAACAGCTTCGCCAAGGGCGCAGAGTTCCGCGATAACGCGGTCATCCGTGTTGAGCGCAATCTGCCAAAGGGTACTGCGTTCACCCGCTACGCCATCGCGCTGGCGCGCTCTAAGGGCAACCTGATGCAGGCCCAAGAGATCGCCAAGGGCTGGGAAGACTCCACCCCGGAAGTGGCTACCGTGCTGAAGGCGGCCGTCGCTGCTGGCACCACGACCGACCCGGCATGGGCTGGTCCGCTGGTCGAGTACCAGAACATGGCGTCCGAGTTCATCGAGCTGCTGCGCCCGCAGACCATCATCGGTCGCATCCAGGGCCTGCGTCGCGTGCCGTTCAACATCAAGATGCCTGGCCAGACCTCCGGTTCCAGCGTGAACTGGGTTGGTGAAGGTGCGCCGAAGCCGGTTTCCGCGCTGGCATTCGATACGACCACCCTGCGCTTTACCAAGGCCGCGGGTATCGTCGTACTGACCGACGAGCTGGTGCGCTTCAGTAACCCGAGTGCCGAGGCCATCGTTCAAGGCGACCTGATCGCCTCCATGACCCAGTTCCTGGATCGTGATTTCGTCGACCCGGCCAAGGCTGAAGTTGCCGACGTTTCCCCGGCGTCGATCACCAACGGTGTAACCCCGATTCAGGCCAGTGGCACCACCGCCGACGCCCTGAAAGCTGACGTGCGCGCGCTGTACGCGGCCTTCCTGGCTGAGAACATGACCCCGGCCGGCTCGGTCTGGATCATGACCCCGACCATGGCAATGACCATCGGCATGATGCAGAACGCACTCGGCCAGCCAGAGTTCCCTGGCATCGACATGAACGGCGGCACCTTCTTCGGCCTGCCGGTCGTCGTGTCCGAGAACATCCCGCGTCAGGCAGAGGTTGCTGGCCCGCCTGCCATCCCGGCTGGTGAGCGCATCATCCTGGCCAAGGCGTCCGAGATCCTGCTCGCCGACGACGGCGGCGTGACCATCGATGTGAGCCGCGAGGCATCGCTGCAGATGGATAACGCTCCGGCCGCTGGCGCTCAGTCTCTGGTCAGCCTCTGGCAGAACAACATGGTTGCCCTGCGTGCCGAGCGCTTCATCAACTGGAAGCGCCGCCGCCTGCAGGCTGTTGGGTACATCAACAGCGCCAACTACGTGGCGTAACACTACGGGGCCGGGGAAACCCGGCCCTTTAGCCGGAGGCCGCAATGCGACTGACTGCGAAAAAAGAACTGAGGTACGCCGGGCGACAAGTTCTCGCCGGCAAAGAATTCGAGGCGACCGAGAAGGACGCCAAGATCCTGATTGCCATCAACCGCGCATGCTTGGCGGTTGATCCCATGCCCGAGGCTGAGCCCGAGCAGAAAGAGGAAGCGCCTAAAAAGCGCACCTACAAACGCCGCGACATGACGGCAGAGTGAACCGGGAGCCGCGATGAAATTTCCACTATTTGGCCGCAAGCGGGAGAACAAAGACCTGCGCCCGGCTGACAATCGCGGCAGCTGGCTAGGAATTATCCGCGAGTCGTTCGCTGGTGCGTGGCAACAGAACGTCGAGATCAAAACCGATACGGTACTGGCCTTTTCGACGGTATTCGCCTGCATCACGCTGATCGCCTCGGACATTGCAAAGATGCGCGTTCGCCTGGTTAAGCTGGCCGAAAGTGGCATCTGGGTAGAGGCAGAAAGCGGGGCATTTTCTCCCGTGCTGCGTCGCCCCAATCATTTCCAGAACCGCATCCAGTTCTATGAGGGCTGGGTGACCTCGAAGCTGACTCACGGAAACACGTATGCGCTAAAGGTGCGTGACGCGCGAGGCGTGGTGACTCGGCTCTATATTCTCGACCCTCGCCGCGTAACGCCTCTGGTTTCCGATGAGGGCGACGTGTTCTACCAGCTTAAGGTCGACAGCTTGTCAGGGGTGACGGAGGATGTGATTGTCCCAGCGCGCGAGATCATTCACGACCGGATGAATTGTCTTTTTCATCCCCTGGTAGGTATCTCACCGATCTACGCCTGCGGGCTGGCTGCGATGCAGGGAAGTGCGATCCAGAACAACTCTACGCACTTCTTCCAGAACGGCAGCAAGCCGGGCGGTGTTCTGACCGCGCCCGGGGCGATCAGTGATGACACGGCCAAGCGTCTGAAAGCGCACTGGGACGCCAACTACAGCGGCGAGAATTCGGGCAAGGTCGCCGTCCTCGGCGATGGTCTGAAATACGAAGCGATGGCCATGACGGCCACTGATTCTCAGCTGGTTGAGCAGCTGCGCTGGTCTGCGGAGACCGTCTGCTCGGTTTTCCATGTGCCGGCTTACAAGGTTGGCGTCGCGACTCCGACCTATAACAACGCCGAAATTCTCAACCAGATCTATTACTCCGACTGTCTGCAATCGTTGGTCGAGGCCATCGAGCTTTGCCTTGATGAAGGCCTTGAGCTGCCCGCGCCCTACGGCACTGATTTCGACCTAGCCTCACTGCTGCGGATGGATACGGCCGCGCTGTACAAATCGAACAACGACGCGGTTGGCGGCGGATGGATGGCCCCTAATGAGGCCAGGCGCCGCGTAGACCTCGCCCCGGTAGAGGGCGGCGACTCGCCGCTGATCCAGCAGCAGAACTACTCACTGGCGGCGCTGGCCAAGCGCGACGCGCAGGCTGATCCGTTCAATGAGTCGCAGCCAGAAGCGCAGACCGAACCAGATGACGACGAAATCGAAGATCAGGCGCGCCTGTTTGCCCTGCTCATGCAAAAGGAGCTGACCATTGAACATCCGAGCGCTTGAGGCGCAGGCAAAGGCCCTGGCGCCGGTGCTGCGCGGTCTGATCGACAAAGCCGTGTCAGCATTGTCGTCCCGTATCGATGCTGTGGAGCGCGCGCTAGGCGAGCTTCCCAGCATTGAAGATGCAGTGAAGGAGGCCGTTGCCAGCCTGCCACCTGCAAAAGATGGGAAAGATGCAGAGGTCGACCTAGACCAGATCGTCCGCGAGGTCGTTGCGCGGGTGCCTGCACCTAAGGACGGAGCAGACGGACAGCCTGGAAAAAGCCTGACACCAGAAGACGTTCGGCCGATTGTTGCGGAAGAAGTGGCAAAGGCGGTTGCCGCTATCCCGAAAGCCAAGGACGGAGAGCCGGGTCGCGATGGTCGTGATGGTCAGCCGGGAATCCCTGGCCGTGATGGTGAAGATGGCAAGGACGGCTTGCCTGGCGCGCACGGGAAGGATGGAAAGGACGGGGCAGACGGCCTCGGGTTCGATGATCTAGGTGTTGAGTATGACGGTGAGCGCACAATCAGCCTGGTATTCACCCGCGGAGAAATTGTGAAGCGCTTCGATATTGCTATGCCGGTCGTGATCGACAGAGGCGTATACCGCCACGACGAGAAGCATCAGCGTGGCGATGCAGTCACATATGGCGGCAGCCTCTGGATCGCTCAGAAGGACGCGCCGAAAGGAAAGCCTGGCGACAGCGATGAATGGCGCCTTGCGGTCAAGAAGGGCCGAGACGGGCGCGATGGTCAGGCCGGCGAGCGCGGAGAACGCGGCGCTGAGGGCCGTCCAGGCCGCGACCTGACCCAGCTCGGATTCGATGGGAGCAAAACCTGATGATGCTCGTCACGTTAGACGAGGCCCGCGACCATCTGCGCAGCGATAGCGCTGACGATGACGCAGACCTCACCATCAAGATTCACGCGGCGAGCGGGGCAGTCATCAACTACCTGAAGTCGCCGGCCTTCATCGATGAGGCTGGTGTGATTATCGAGTCGGCCGTTCCGTTCGAAGTTAAAGCCGCGACGCTTCTGCTGATCGGATACCTGTACAAGGACCGAGACGGCGACGAGGGCGGCGAGTACCAGCAGGGCTATTTGCCGAGGCCGGTAACCGCTCTGCTTTATCCGTTGCGAGACCCGGCGCTGGCATAGGAGGCGACATGGCTATCAAAGCCGGCAAGTTGCGTCACCGTGTGAAGTTCCAGGCGCCCGGCCTCGTGCAAGACCCTGTTACTGGTGAAATGCTGCCTGGCTGGACCGATTTCACGTCAGCATGGGCCTCGATCGAGCCGCTTTCAGCCCGCGATTTCATTGCTGCGCAGGCGAATCAGTCGGAAATCACAGCTCGAATCGTCATTCGCTACCGCGAAGGCATCTTGCCGACGATGCGGATTTTGCACCGTGGCAAGGTTTACGCGATCCAGGGTGTGCTGCCTGATGCAGATTCAGGCTTGGAGTATTTGACGATTCCTGTCAGCGAGGGCGTTAAAGATGGCTGATACCGTCGAATTCAGCCTGACGGGCCTCGATTCGCTGCTCGGCAAGCTGGAATCGGTGAGTTATGACGTCAAGCGCAAGGGTGGGCGTACTGCCCTGCGCAAGGCGGCTCAGGCTATTCGCGATGCGGCCAAACAGAACGCAGCCAGACTCGATGACCCTGAAACGGCGGCCAACATCAGCGCCAACATCGTTGAGCGCTGGAATGGGCGCCTGTTTAAGCGGACAGGGGATCTTGGGTTTCGGGTTGGGGTAATGGGAGGGGCTGGCGGAAGCAAGTCGGGCGCTGAGCTCTCTGGGCTGCCTGGCGGTGATACAAGGCACTTCCGATACGTGGAGTTCGGAACGGAGAAAACCGTAGCTCAGCCGTTCCTACGGCCTGCGCTTGAACAGAACATAGGCCAGGCAACGGATATCTTCGTGAAAGAGTACGAAAAGGCTATCGATAGAGCTTTGAAAAGGGCAGCCAAGAAGCAGTCGGCAGGGGCTAAATAATGTTCGCACCGATATTTGAAAAGGTCGCAGCCGATCCGGCCTCGACTGCGCTGCTAGGCACGGCCCCGACGCGGCTGTTCCCTGCCGGCGAAGCGCCCGAAGGCGTGGCGTATCCGTACGCAACCTGGACACAGATCGGCGGCAGTCCAGAGAACTACATCACCAACCGCCCCGATATCGACTCCTACACGCTTCAAGTCGACGTGTGGGCCAAGACGCTAGGCAGTGCGCGAAACGTCGCCACGGCGCTGCGAGACGTCATCGAGACCAACGCCTATATCGTTAGGTGGCGCGGCGAATCACGCGACCCCGAAACCGGAAGCTATCGAATCAGCTTTGACGCGGACTGGTACGTCCCCCGCTAAACCGAATCACCCCGACAACCCGCCTGGTGCGGGTTTTTTATTGCCTGAAAACCCGTACTGAGGAAACAAAATGAGCATCCTTTCCCAAGGCACGCAGATCTACTTCAAAGACCCGGCTGATGGCAGCATCGTAGCGGTCGAGTGCGCAACAGCATTCAACCCTGGCGGCGCTCCCGCTGACCAGATCGAGGATACCTGCCTTGAGTCCAATGTCCGCACCTACAAGCGCGGCCTTCGGACTCCCGGCCAGGCATCGCTGACGGTAAACGCCGACCCACGGAACGCTTCGCACATTCGCCTTCACGAGCTGAGCGAGGACGATACTGTCGAGACCATCGAATGGTACGTCGGCTGGTCGGATGGCACCGCAGCCCCGACAGTGGCTGATGACGAGGTAACGCTTCCGACAACGCGCACCTGGTTCACCTTCCAAGGCTATGTTAGCGACTTTCCGATGGACTTTGCTGCAAACTCAGTCGTCACCACCGCTGCCACGATCCAGCGTAGCGGCGGCTCCGCCTGGATTCCGAAGGTAGTCACTCCATGAAGTTAAGCATCGAGACACTGAAGAAGGCCGGCGCGTTCTCCGGTGACCTGGTGAAGCGTACTGTCAGCTGGAGCCAGAACGGCGAGGACTTCGAGGCGGAAGTGTTCATCCGCCCGTTGTCCTACAAGGCCGTCGAGGATGTGAAGGCAGGCGAGGCCACCAGCGCCAAGCGCATCGCCGATCACATCCGCAATGAGGACGGGTCTGCAGTATTCACGGTTGAGGATATCACCGGCGAGGCGGATCCGGAGCGCGGCCCGCTGGGGCTGTCGTTGTCCAGTGCGCTGATGATGGCCATCAACGAAGTGACCTTTGGCGGAAAAAAGACGAAGAGCTGACCGCTGAAGAAGAGGTTTGGCATGAGCTGGTCCTGTCCGGGGTAGGCGGCAGGACCATTGCCGAAGCTCGGGAGCGGATCAGCTATCCGGAATTCCTGTCCTGGCTGAAATACCGGGCAAAGCGCGGGTCGCTGAACGTTGGCATGAGGGTAGAGCGCGGCACGGCGCTGCTGGCATCGCTGTACGTCAACGCGCACCGCGGAAAAGACACACAGCCGGCCCAGATGTGGGATTTTGCGCCGCACCACGACCAGCCCGTCGTTTCGCTTGATGAGGCAATGGAGCGGTGGTCTTAATCCATGGTAGATTTTCTCTAATAGCTCACGGAGGAAATCATGAAGATCATCGGCGGCTCTTTTGGCCTGAATGGTAGCGCCTACTTCTCTGGAGATTCGCTCGTGGTCGACTCTGTGCAAAAGGGGCAGTACGAGGGGCGAGAGATCGAAGCAATAGATGTTCGGGTAGACGCTGAGCGAAGGTTTGGCGTGATCGGTGCTGTTGTTGGGATCTTGCTATTTGGCGCTCTCGGAATGGCTTTTTTTGGCGTAATAGGCGCTATTGGCGGGGTGGTTTTGGCCATCGCCGGCTCCTTTTACTCAACCAAGAAGAATATCGCTGATGTGAAATTTTCGGACGGCAGGACCTTGTCGCTGGAATGCACGCCAAGAGCGATCAATCGGCTTGTTAAATTTAGCCGGTAATCGATAGATATAAACGCAACCCGCTTCGGCGGGTTTTTTATTGCCTGGATAAAAGCTTATTAACGCCGGATTCGATGCGGTCGAGCTGCTCGGCGTCATCCTCATACGAGCGCTCTAGCCGGTTGACGATCTCGGCATTCAGCGACCGCCGATTCTGCTCGGCAGAGTTTTTCAGCTTCTCGGCTAGCTCAATGGGTAGCCTGAATTGCGAGCGAAAGTCTTTCATGTAGTGATTCCTTGTCACTGTTTGCAGTGATAATATAGTGACATTAAATCACCGCATGGAGCAACGGCGTTGACTGCTGATAATCGATATATAGCGCGCTACATTCGATCAAAATTCGATTACTCCCCGGCTACCGGAAGACTGAAAAGGGTGGCGAAAGGGCGAGGCGCTCGGGTTGGCCTCGATGTTGGATACATAGAGGCCAAGTCTGGCTATCGCCGTATATACGTTTGCGGCAGGCTGCGGCAAGCGTCCGCAGTTGTTTGGGCTTGGCACAACGGCGTTCTTCCAGAAGAAGACCTGGTTCACATCAACGGCGACTTCGCTGATGACCGAATAGAAAATCTGGCTAAGCGCTCATCGCTGCGCAGGCCGGTTCAGGTGGCGATGGCTCTGGCGCCGGATGAACAGCCAGAGACGATGCTGGGTGATCTGCAAGGCGCTCTGAATACGGGCATCTACCAGATAACCAACATCAAGAATGGCCGCAGGTACGTAGGTAGCGCCGTCAACATCTCGAAGCGGTGGCGTGAACACTTGCGGCAGCTTGAAGCGGGAAATCACCACAGTAGGTTTATGCAGCGGTGCTGGGATAAGCATGGCGGAGAGTGTTTTGTCTTCCGCGTGCTGATCTGTTGCAGCGTAGAGAGTCTGCTCTGGTATGAACAGCGGGCTTTAGATGCGCTTCGTCCCGAGTACAACTCTGCGCCCAAGGCCGGCTCCAAGCTTGGGTATAAGCACTCTGCTGAGAGCCGGAAGAAGATGAGTGCATCAAGGCCTAAAGATTTCTCGCCCATGACGGGGAAAAGCCACTCAGAAGAAACAAAGCGTCGCATCAGCAAGGCGAAAACAGGCGTCAAGCAATGCCCAGAGGCTGTTGCTCGCCGAGCCGCATCGCTTCGTGCGCTGAACGGAAGGCATTCTGCAAAGAAGTTCACCGAGGCGCAGATTTTAGAAATTCGCTCAAGGGCGGATGCGGGCGAGAAAAACATAGCCCTCGCAAGAGAGTTTGGCGTCGCGGATAGCGTTATCTGCGAGATCAAGAAACGCAGAGCATATAGGTGGGTAGCTGATGGCCAGCAAGTCGTTGGGGGTATTGACTCTTGATCTTGTAGCTCGAACAGGAAATTTCGTCGCTGGCCTGGATCAGGCTGCCCGTCACTCGCAGAAGCGAGCAAAAGAGATCGAAAAGTCGATGGCCAATGCCGCCGACGCGATCAAGAATGTCGTCGGGGCGCTGGCGGTTGGCGTTTCGTTCACGCAGATCATTCGCGCAACCGCTGACTTACAGAATGAGCAGGCCCAGCTTGCGGCCGTTCTGAAGTCGACCGGCGAGGCTGCCGGATTCAGCCAGGGCAAACTCAATGAGATGGCCGAGGCGCTGAGCCGCACAAGCATCATCTCAGCGGGGGAAATCAATCAGGCACAAACCACGCTGCTAGCCTTTACCGGCATCGTCGGTGAGGAATTTCCGCGCGCCCTTCAGGCTGCCATTGACATGGCGTCGCGCACTGGCATGTCAGTCGTGTCGGCGTCGGAGACGATTGGTCGAGCACTCGACATCCCGTCAAAGGGACTGGCGGCACTGAGCAAACAAGGCTTCCGCTTCTCGGAGGACCAGAAGAAGCTCGCTGAGTACCTAGAATCAACGGGGCGAACTGCTGAAGCGCAGGCGATAATCCTTGCTGCGCTGGAAGAATCATATGGTGGCGCTGCTGAAGCGGCTCGCAACACGCTGGGCGGTGCGCTGACTGCGCTTAGCAACAGCTTCACCGATCTACTCACTGGCGAAGATGGCGTTGACGACGCAACAAAGGCTATAAACGAGCTTACTGACACGCTCAGTGATCCTCGTATCAAGCAGGCCTTTTCAACCATTGTTGCGGGTGTTTTCAACATCACCGAGGCAGTGGCAAGAGCGCTGCCGCATCTAGTCGAGTTCACCACCTGGGCGGCTGAGGAGCTTGCGTCAATCACCGTTGGCATCGCGGCCGACGACATCGTTCGCCTTGAGCAAGACGCACAGAAGATCCGCGAAGTGCTAGATGGTGGGCTTGCCAGCGTAGGCGAGCGAATCAGGTTCTTTGGCCCAGACGGCGTGGTTAAGCTCTGGACCGATGCGGATCTGCGTAAAGAACTTGATCGCCTCAATGGGGCAATCAACAGTTATTACGCACAGCCACCGACAACCCCTCAGAAAACAACCACACCGAAGCTTGGAGTGGCTAGCGACCTGCAGGCGGAAGCGAATGCCGCTGCCGCAGCTGCCGACGCACAGGATAAGGCTGATAAAGCGCGTATCCGTGCGAATGAGGCCATCGAGCGCCAGATATCTGCCCTTCAGCTGCAGGCTGATACGGTCGCCATGTCGTCCGATCAGGCGACGCTCTACAAGCTCCGCGTAGAAGGCGCAACAGAGGCCCAGCTCGCTAATGCAGAGGCCGCGCTGTCGGCGGTGTCGGCCTACAAAGAGCAGGCGAAGGCAATCAAGGACCTGAACGACGCTCAGGAGCAGACCAACAAGGAAGCGGTGTCGATCATCGACTCGCTGCGCACCGAAGAAGAGGCGATTCGGGATTCCTACGAGCGCCGCCGCCAGATCATCATGGATGCCACGCTGCTTACCGCAGAAGAGCGAAACGAAGCGCTTCTCCGGCTGGAGCAGGAACACAACGAGCAGATGATCGAGGTCAATGGTTCGTACTGGGAGCGCTACCTGCTTGCGGCGGAGGAAAACCTGCAGTCCTTCGATGAGCTGTCAGGCGTCATGCTGGAGAACTTCACCGGGCGTTTCGGCGATGCATTCGAGTCGATGGTGTTCGACGCGGAGTCGCTTGGTGATGCGGTCCATGGGCTCGCTGAAGGCATGGCGCGTTCGGTCATCAATGCCCTTGGGCAAATGGCCGCGCAGTGGCTTGCTTACCAGGCAGTGCAACTGATTGTCGGCAAGACCACCCAGGCATCCGCTGCCAGCACCATGACGTTCAATGCGCTGGCCTCGCAGCAGATGGCCGCGATCAATGCATTTGCATCCACCGCAGCAATCCCGATTGTTGGGCCCGTCATGGCGCCTGCCGCTGCTACTGCCGCCATCGCTGCAACATCGCCAATGGTTGGCGCAGTCGCCTCTCTGTCCCTGGCAGGCATGGCCCACGAAGGCATCGACGCAATCCCTGAGACCGGCACTTGGCTGCTGGAGAAGGGCGAGCGCGTTACAACCGCCGAAACCAGCGCAAAGCTCGACAAGACCCTGAGTGACATTCAGTCGGGCGGCACCGGGGCGCCGGTCGTGAATCTGTACGAAGACGCCAGCAAGGCCGGAACGGTCAACAATCGCCAGGAGAACGGGCAAAACGTCATCGATATCTTTGTGAGCGACATTATGAGCGACGGCAAGGCGCAGAAAGCGATTAGCCGGAAATTCGGAATCCAAGGGGTGGGGCAATGATCGAGTATCCGCGCGAGTATTTGCCCCTTCCGCTGCGTGAAGGCTATGCCTTCCAGGCGGTTAGCCCCATGCAGCGCACGGAGATGCAGAGCGGTCGAGCCCGGCAGCGGCGCCGGTTTACATCGGTTCCGACGATGGCGTCCGTTGCCTGGATTCTAAGCGATGTTCAGGCGCAGCTGTTCGAGGCATGGTTTGAGGATGCGCTGAAGTCAGGCTCGGAGTGGTTCGACTGTCCACTGAAGACGCCGGAGGGCATCCTTGATTACGTTGCGCGGTTCACAGATATCTACCAGGGCCCTGCTCTGGTTGGCAAAAGCCATTGGCGCTTCACCGCTGAGCTTGAGCTGCGGGAGCGTCCGATCCTGGCGCCGGGCTGGGGCAACTTCCCTGGCCTCATCGCTGGATCGCGGATATTCGACCTTGCTATGAATCGCGAATGGCCAGAATCGAAATACCAGACTTACATGGGCGCGTTTGACGAAGGCATAAATCAGGAGTGGCCCGAATGACCATTCTTGAGCAAGTCTACGCCTCGGGCGGCGACACCATCATCTACACGCTGGAGCTGACGTGCACGGCCTGGGATGCGCCGATCCTGCTGTGCAACGGCTTCGAGGATCAGCACTGCATCACCGAAGACGGCAGGCCGCTGACGTTCCTGGCCTCGGGCATTGCCGTCGCGCTGCCGAAGAAGACCAACAGCGGCGCGCAGAACCTGACTTTTGCGATCGACAACGTGACCGGCGAGGCGCAGCGGAAAATTGACGCGGCACTGGAGGCCGAGGCGAAGGTGAGCCTGATTTTCCGCGTCTATCTGGCCAGCGACTTGACCGCTCCGAGCGAGCAGGTCTATCGCGCCACGGTGATCAACGGCAAGATTAAGGGCTCTACGGTGCAGGTTACGGCCGGCTTCTTCGATCTGATCAATACCGCATTCCCGCGCGATCTATACACCGCCACATTCGCTCCCGGCATCCGCTACCTATGACCTGGCTCGCCAAATACCTCGCCTCCTCATATCGGGACGGCGGGCGCGAACTGCCGTTCGTGGATTGTTACGGCCTGGTGCGGCTGGTTCGACAGGAGGTGTTCGCCAAGTCCGATCTGCCGTCGTTCGGCCATGTGCGCAACACGATGCCCGCCGAGTTCACGCGCTGCGTCAAGCAGGCGGCGGCGGCATTCGAGGAGTGCCGACCTGAGCCCGGCGCGGTCGCGACGGTCTGGCGCGGGCGCATCTGCGTGCATATCGCCATCGTCGTCGAGATTGACGGGCGCCTGGCCGTGCTCGACACCGGCAGCAAGACCGGGCCCAGCTGGTCCAGCGTCCCGAGGTTTGAAGCGCGCTTCGCCAAGGTCGTCTACTTCAACAGGTAACCCCATGATCCGCATCTACCCGTCAAAGCTTCAGGGCGAGCCGCTGGAGACGCACCATATCGGCTCGGAAATGACCATCGGCGCCTGGCTGCGCGCGAACGTCCCGTCATACAGCAAGCGCGACGTTCACCCGATCAGCTTCGAGGTGAATGGCGCCCTGGTGCCGTCCGGGGAGTGGGATAGCTTCGTCATCGCGCCGGACGATGTGGTAGATATCACGCCTGAGCCGAAAGAGCCGATCAGCGCGACCGCGATGCTCGTCTATGCGGCCGTCGCAGTGGCGGCCGCGGTGCTCGTCGTCTCGCTGATGCCCAAGCCGCAGACGAAAGGCGGCGGCGGAGTGGGGCGCGGCGATGCGCTCAACGAGGCCTCGGCCAAGGGCAACAAGGTCCGAATCAACGACCCAATTCGAGAGGTTGCAGGCAAGCGGCGTGTGTACCCCGATTACCTGTTGCCGCCGCATCGCTTCTTCTCGGCCCCGCGCGATCAGTGGGTGGAAATGTTGCTGTGCATCGGCAAGGGCAAATTCGAAATCCCGGCAAGCCGCATCCTGGTCGGCGATACTCCGCTGATTTCCCTCGGCAGCGACGCGGAATATTCGATTTACCAGCCCGGCCAATCGCTGGCGGGCGAGAGCGCCGCAGAGTGGTGGCACTCGGCGGACGAAGTGGGCGCAACCTCGACCGGCTCCGCAGGCCTCGAGTTGACAGCAACCTACGCCGTCGACCCCGAGCCTACGGCCACCAGCTACATCTTCAGCGGCGACACCATCACTATCCCGTCCGGTGCCGGCTCGTTCCCGGCCGGATGGGCGCCTGGCATGATCGTCCGCATCGAGGCGCCGCGACCCTTTACCGTCATCGACGGCGGGGCGGATCGAGACATCATCGAAGGCAGCTTCGCCTGGATGGCGCCGTTTGCGGGTATGGTCATTGAGGTGGCTGGCGACTATGCCGGTTCGTTCGTGGTGCACAGCTACACGCCCGGCACGCCGGATCAAATCACGCTGAACTACACAAACGGCGCACCCGTGACCGCACTGCCAGCCGGGACTGCGAGCCTGAGCGTGGGCTATGCCGGCCTGCGTTATCGCATCGTCGCGGCTGGCACGTCGGCCATCTCGGTTGAGCGACTGACCGATACCGGCGCGCCTGATCCGGTTGCATGGCCGGGATTCGATGACTTCAATAGCGCTGATGCAGTGATCACGCTTGACGCATCCACGCAGGAAGGCGACTGGATCGGGCCGTTTATGGCCTGCCCGCCGAACGAGGTGGCCAGCCATATCGAGTGGGACGTGATGTTCCCCGGCGGCCTGTGCGGCGTCGACAAAAAGGGGCGCAAATACTCGATATCCGTGACCGTTGAGATGCAGTACCGCGACGCTGCGGTAGCGGGTGCCTGGACGTCGGTCAGGAAAACCTACAGAGGCGCGCAGGTCGATCAGCTCGGATACACCGAATCGCTGACGCTGCCGAGCATGATGCGCCCCGAAGCGCGGCTGAGGCGCATCGGCGCGAAATCTGACAGCACGCAGATCATCGATGGCGTCGAATGGTACGGGCTGCGCGCCAAGTTGCAGGCGCCGACCGCATACGAGGGCGTCACGGTGATGGCCGTGCGCGTCAAGGGCGGCAACCGCTTGGCCGCACAGTCAGAGCAGCTGATTTCCGCTGAGGTCACGCGCGTGCTGCCTGTTCGAACAGGTGACGGCGCATGGGATGTCGAGACGCCGACGCGCGATATCGTGCCGTTCGTGGCGTACGTCGCGCGGTCCATCGGCTATACCGATGATGACCTGGATTTCGCCGAACTGGATCGCCTTGGAGCCCTGTGGGCGCAGCGCGGCGACACATTCGACATGGCGTATGAGTCCGCGTCCACGGTCAAGCAGATCATCGGTCATGCCCTAAAGGCCGGCTTTGCTGACCTGACCATCGAGCGCGGGCGCTTGTCTGCTGCTCGTGATGAGCCGCGCGACACGCCGGAACAGACCTTCGCGCCGAAAACCGACTTGTACACGCCGCAGAACATGACCGAGGAGCTGGAGCGCGACTTCTCCGCAGTCGGCCCGGACGACTTCGACGGCGTGGATGTGGAATACGTCGACGAAAACACCTGGGCGGTGGAGACCGTTGAGTGCCGCCTGCCGGGCGATATCGGTCGCAAGGTCGAGAAGCTGACAGCAGAGGGCATCACCAGCCGGACGCGAGCCTGGCGCCTAGGGATGCGGCAGCGGATGGCGCACAAGCACCGCCGCTGGGCGTATCGCTGGTCGACTGAGCTTGATGCGCTTAATTCGGGATTCATGTCGTTCTGCCATGTGGCCGACGACGTGCCAGGCTACGGCCAGAGCGCGCTGATGCTTAGCTACGAAAGCGGCATCATCGATTCATCCGAGCCGCTGGACTGGTCAGCTGGGGGCGCGCATGTGGTCGGTATTCGCCGGCCAGACGGCACGCTATCCGGACCCTACGCAGCGACCCGAATCGACGACTATCGACTGTCCATCAGTGGTCTGGACTTCGAGCCCGACACCTCGTGGAGCATCGAGCCGCCGCACCTGCTGTTCGGCCCGGTCAATCGCTGGAGCTATCCGGCGCTGATCACGTCAATCAGCCCGAGCGGGACTGACGGAGCATCGGTCGAGGCGGTCAACTACGACGCTCGCGTCTACCAGTACGACGATTCGCAACCCGCTTAACAACTAGCCAACACCACATACCGGACACGGCCCTAACGGACGCCGTGCGGATTTGCACGCCTGGAGTAAAACCATATGACCTTCAACACCGGCAACAACGTCCCGTCGACCGATCCGCGCGACCTGTACGACAACGCCGAAAACCTCGACAAACTGGTTAACGGCGCCGACCCGTTCTATGCCGACCGGAAAGGCATTCTGCGCCAGTCGTGGGCGGGGATGGAGAACGATTTTGACACTTCGCAGGCTGGACGTGAGAACGCCTTCACCTTGAGCCAAGCGGACAAGGAAAGCCGATTTCAAGCGTTTCTGGTGTCATCCGGCTATGTGAGCAAGGGCGACTACGCGGCCAATGTCGTTCTGGAGGAGCGCAATGAATATGTGGCGGTTAGCGCGGCTACTACCGGCACGGCGGCAGGACTTTATCGCCCGAATGCATCGGCTACGCTTCCGCTGACGCTGACTGGCACTTGGGCGACCGACGCGGCCAATCTTGTGCTGATCGGGGATGCCGTGCTGCGGCAGGAGCTGGCTTCCCCATCGGGCGCTAGCTTGATCGGAGGTCTGTCGGTGCCGCTGGCATCGGTCCAGGCGCTGCGGGAACTTAGCACCACTACAAAGTACGCAGAGACTTTAGGGTATTACGCTGCAGGAGACGGCGGGGCCGGGCTTTATTATCTCGATGAGGGTGACACTACCAGTTCCGATAACGGCGGAACTGTCATTGTTGGACTTGGCGGTAAGCGCTGGAAGCTCAAACACGACGGGTCCGTTACCGTCCGCCAATTCGGCGCAAAGGCAGACGGAACCGACGACAGCCTGAAGATTCAGGCGGCTATTGATTCAGGCCTCAAGGTGCTCGTACCGCCAGGGGTGTATGGGTTGGCCCTCTCTCAAACACTTCAGATGGAGGGTGGTGCAACTGTCTGCGCCCTGATTGCACGCAATAAAATGGTGCTGCAGGGCGCTGGCCGGGATGTTACTACGTTCAGGATACTCGACAACGAGTCCACAGACGCTGCGCCGAAATATTTCAACATGATCGGCGGAAATACTGTAATTGACGGCCTTGTTCTCGACGGAATCACCTTTGACCTGAACGGGCAGAACAACAAGATCAGCCCAGATCGGGCCGGATTGGTTTACAACTATTTCAACTGCGCGGCGCTTATGATTTCCGGCAGCGCGGCAACCGTTGGGCAGGACGCGCGCCTTACCAACTCCAGAATAACAAGATGCGCCGTTATCAATTCACCAGGTGTCACAGCAATTGCACTAGGTCAGTCCAATACCGCTGGGTATTTGCTGGGCGATAACATCGAGATTTCCAACAATATTTTTTACAATAACGGTCTGGACTGCGACGATCACAGCAGTGTTTATATGTGGGCGAATAATGTTCGTGTGCATGATAACATTTTCAGTCATCCCACCATGTCGAGCGGCGTACAAGGCCCGCTCGCTGCTGCCGAGTTGCATGGTTCTCAGAATTGGTTTCACCACAACACAGTTCGCAATTACCTATGGGGCGTTTATGTAGCTGGCAACTACACGTCAGTTTCTCGCGGTCAGTTCGTCCATGATAATGACTTTTTCGTGGCTCAGAAGGCTGTGATTTTTTACAACGAGACCAGTGCCGAGCCGGGTATGGCAGACATTGACATACATGACAATCATGTCTGGCTTACAGATGACCATCAGCATCCTAGCGGTGAAGCTAAGCGCGCTTTCGACCTAACCCCGTCCCAGGGTAATGTCGACGGTGTGAAAGTTCACGACAACACTCTGCTTTGCACCGATCTATACGGAGCCGTCGCAATTCACATCGGTGTACTGGCTACAGGTAGATCGATCAAGAACATCGATATCACAAACAACCTGACCAAGGGGTTCGCCACGCCGATTCAATTCGGGACAACTGGTGGGGGCACCGTTGACTCTTTGAGCATTGAAGGTAACAGCCTGCTGGAAATTAAACCGAACACTACCGCTCCGACTTTCACTATTGGGATATACGGTAAGGCCGCAAACGGATCGGTTGCAATCTCAGGAAATACCCTTAGCGGGGCTGGAA